TATAATTACTCAGAGGACGAGCCTCAAAAATTAAAATTTGAAGAAGTTATTATGCTTCAAACAACGGATGGAATGAATTTATTAAACCCAGTTTCTATAATTGATTCACTTAAATTCCCTTTATCGAACATACGAGCGCAATATAATAAACGTAATGTTCTTCTTGAAAACATGGGTGCAATAGGTATTCTTTCAGCTAAAAAGTCCGACATTGGCGGTGCCTTGCCAGTTACTCCAGAAGAAAAAAGAAAGATCCAAAGAGATTGGTATAATCGTTCTAAGGACGAAGTATTGATAACAGAAACCGAACTTGAATGGCACCCTATGTCATATCCTACTAAAGATCTAATGTTATTCGAGGAACTTACAGCTGATAAATTAGCCGTTATTGATGCCTTCGGTTTAAATTATTATGTTTTTTCAAATGAAAACGGATCTACATTCTCAAATGTACGTGACGGAATTAGAATGGCTTATACAGATACAATCATTCCAGAATCAGATAAAATTTATGATAATCTTACAGAGCAACTTGGACTTGATAAAGAAGGTTTAAGATTGAAAGCTCACTTTGACCATATTCCAGTACTTCAAAAAGATATGTTGGAAAGTAGTCAAGCATTAAATTCACGTGCTGAGGCATTGAATAAAATTATTTTATCTGGAGTTGTTTTAACTGAGGATGAAAAACGTGCCTTGCTTAATATCTAATCAAATATTGATTAAATTATAATCTTATTTTACTTGGTTACGTCTGAAATAATTATTCCTTTTATAGGAGTGATACCATTTCTTGTACTTTATTGACGATCCACTTCCGTTATAAGCATCACATCTCATTGTGTTATGCCTTGCGCATCCAGATAGGATAATTAAGATAAATAATAGTTTCATATTGTCAACTGTGTAAACATTGATTTGATAAACATTGATAAACCAGCAAGGCAATCGGGGGCGTCATCATGTTTGTTTTTCCCTTCCTTTGAAAAGTTTTTAAGATTTTCAATAAATTGCTTATAGTGGAATGTTTCATCGTCCACAAAGATAAACGAATTATTTATAGTTGCGCTTTGCATTATGATCCGAGTAATTTTGTTTTGAGTATTATGCACTTGAAGGATTTTTGCCTTTGTTAAATTCTGAATATTACGACTGAACATTGCACCCATTGAGTTGGATTCTATTCTACAGTAACTTACTTTCCATTTATCTAATTTTTCCGCACACAAGGGAATAGTAATGTCGGTATTGTCTTGACTGAATAGATAATCGACAACAAATACTTTATTCTTTATTATTGCACAAATAGCCATAGCGGTGTAGTCCTTCCCTTGATCGCTTACATCTATATAGGCAATTGTACCCTCTATTTGGCTTTTAAGGGACTCAAATTCATTTAAGTTGATTATGTTAAGATTAGAAAATAAACGTCCTTCACTATCGACTGGGTTCTGCATATACTCAGCGCTCCAAATATCTGGGTTAATTCTGTCTTTAATGTCTAAGTATTGATCTGTTGTCATTACGTCTGAACAAAAGGTTTCTTGCTCTTTGTTCAATGCTGGAACAACTATACTTTTATCATAACGATTCTTTTCTATGTTCTGGCCTATTACGTCATTAATCGACCATCGAGTACCTATGTCAATTTTGCTACATTCTCTTTCAAGCCTACTATCGTGTGTTGCCTCCTTCCATTGAATAATACGATCGTTTTGGGTTTCGCTTAAAGCATCTTCAACACCTCTATATAAATCATCTGTTATTGCTAATTTTGTTGCTCCGAATCCGATAATAGTTCCACCTACTCCAGCGCCAAAATAGCCGACTTGCTTTGATTGGTTTGTATTCCATCCTTGCAAATTTGCCTTATCGTCTGACAAAGTAACGGAAGGAAATATCAATTTAAACTTATCGGATCTAACTATATTCCTCACATCGTATGAAAATTTTAAATATAGGGTAGCGGTGCAAGTGTTTCGCATGATTGATTCATTCGGATTCCTTCCCAACGTCCAAGCGCAAAACAAAGACGTAATATAGGATTTTCCAGCACGTGGAGGCATCGAAACATTAAGCGATTTTATTTTGTATTCTTCAACCTCTTGAAATGCTTCTGCAATCTCTTTTAAGAATAAACGTTTAGCAAAGAATTCATTGTCATAAAACAAACAAAAAAACCAAAATTCACGTTTTGATAATTCTCGTTTTAATAACTCTTTTGCTTGTTGTTTATGTTCATTCATTGTCTTTTAATAAATCTTTTATTTCATCAGTACTCAGACTGGATAAATCTATTTCAGTGTTCGTTTGTTCTATTTGTTGAACTGGCGCACCGTAACCGCTATCCATTAATGCACGATATGCTTGTACATCGCCTTCACGTGCCTTTTTTATGAGTGCTAAGGTCATTAAATCTTCTTGGGACATATTTTCATTATCGCCAGTCAAAGGGTTCTTTAAATTCTGATTTACTTCTAACCAATGTCTTGCAATCGTACTTCTATTCTTTGATCCTTTTGGACGTCCGTTCGGATTTCCGCTTTCGCCTTTATCAAATGGTTTTAAGTTGTCTAATTTATCTGCCATAATCTCTGTTATTTCACTGTAATTTCTGTTCTTGTCCTGAAGGGATAAATAATTTTTCATCTGGTTGATTATTATGTTTCTGGACACCTCCTTGTAATGTGCTTTTTTGACTAAATGAAAGTAATACTTCAAAATCATCTGGTGCATTATATTCAGAAATATAAATTTTATTTGTTTTAGATATTTGTCTAACCCATTCCCAAAATTCTTTATGATTAAAACTACCTTCTTTGTATTCTGCTGTTCCTTGATAAGGAGGATCACAATATATTATGGCATCTTTTGGGATTTCTACTTCATTATAACTTTTATTATAAATTTCCAGTCGTTCCAGTTGTTCCAGTCGTTGCAGTTGTTCCAGTTGTTGCAGTCGTTCCAGTTGTTGCAGTTGTTGCAGTTGTTGCAGTTGTTGCAGTTCTAAAATTCTACTCTTTAAAACTTTTGCAACCTTTCCAAGTGCTATTCTTCTTTTATGCCAATCTGTTTGTTTTAGTATTCCATCGATATATTTCTGAGGAATGTTTGGTAATAATTGTTTTAAAAGTTTTGGATTTTTGTTTATTACTAATTCGTGTCCAGCTCTTTTATAAGGTTCTGTTTCTTTTCCAAATATATATCCTTTTTGATTATTTCCGAATGACCAGATACACATTACATAGCCTACATACCAATCTTCATAATTATTTGAGTTTTTTAATACATCTTCAAATTTTGATCTTGTAATAAATTCTAAACATTTTTGTTCATTTAAACCTTTGTTTATTGTTTGATCAAGTAAAGCAGTTACATATTTATTTTTATCGTTTGCAATTACATTAAATCCATTTTTATAAAATAATTCTCCAATAGCAAAACCACCACAGAACAAATCTATAATGGTTTTTGAATTTGGATTAAAATTTTTAATAGTCTGGTAAATTTTTTGTGCGGACTTTCTTTTTGAGCCCATATATGGTATTGGCATTATACATCGAATTTATGTAAACATTCTGGACACGTTACCGATTTACTTTGTTTATCTGAGCTTCTATCTTCATTTGAATTTATGTTATCAAAATCAATATCTTCATCTTCAATAAATATTGGAATATTTAAACCCCAATTTTCCAATTCCTCAGCATTCCAAACATTTGCCAATATGTCCCAATCCCATTCTCCACCAGAAACGTTATCTTTTATTAAAAATTCGTTTTCTTGTTCTGGAGTAAGATTATCAGCAATTATAACTGGCACCTCTTTTATTCCAGCTTCAATACAAGCCTTAAATCGCATATTACCGCCTAATATTACCATATCTTTATTCACAACAATAGGTCGTAAATTTAACATTTCTGGAAAGTCAATAACCGACTGAACTAATCTTTTGAAATTAAAATCCTTTATGATTCTTGGATTTTTAGGATTTACTTTGATTTCGTTTGTTTTTAGAATAACCATGAAAATAGGTATTTAAGTGAAAATACAAGAGTTATAACAAAAGTAACGATTGTTACCCTTATCAGTGAATTTTTAAGTTCATCAAGGTTTTTAAACCAGATACGAATATCAAAATGATTAACAAGTGGATTGATCACACAGATAGCACGATCCGCAAAGTATAAACCAATATAGATTGGTAATAAAATAAATCCTAAAGTAATTTTTAAATATTTTTTCATTTTTTGTTTATGTTAAAGGAAATTTTTATATTTCCGTTGTTATTAAAATTTAATTCCTTTTGATATTAAATAATTTAAATGTTTTTCTCTTGTATCTAAAACATCACCATTTAAATCTGTAAATATATTATCTTTTTTTATTAAAAAAGTATGTGATTGCCTATGTTCTTTTATTTTTAAAAAAAACACATCTTCTATAAAATCATCGTTATAATTCCAATGATGTAATTCAATACCTTTTTCTGTTTTTAATTTTCTACTTAAATTTTTATATTTACCAGTTAAACAATGAGGTCTTTTTAAATTCCATTCTTTTTGTTTTTCTTTATAATCAAGCCTTAAATATTTTTCTCTTTGTCGTTCCTTTTCTTTCTCATTCCATTCTTTATTTTGTGAGTTTCGATAATAATCTTTTTTCACATCAATTTTATTACACTCCTTACATTTATTAACAACTCCAAGACTCATATTTGGATGTTTATAAAACTCACTAATTTGTTTTTTTGTATTACATTTAAAACAAACCTTTGTTAAAATATCATTCATATATTATATTTAAAATTAATAATAACAAAGATAATGTTTTAAAATGGTAATAACAAAAATTTTAACCTTTTTAGTTTTTTCTTTTGAGAACTATAACTCAACATTAAAAGGTAAATCGTCGTCCTCTGGAATATCACTTGCCACAATTGGCTCTGGTTCTTTTTTCTTTGGAGTTCCAAAATTTCCAATGTAGACATTTTTTTCTTGACTGTCTTTCGGTTTTGATAACTGTAATTGAGCAATCTTATCGTATTGATCTGGCTCATCGTTAAACCAAAGGTTTACGTTTACATAAATTTTCCCATTAGTCGCCTTGCTAAATGCTGGATGTCCTTCTTTTGCTTTTTCGTTTAGTTCTGACAAACAGATACTTCCGATAAATAGTTTATTTTCCATTGTTTTTATTTTTTGTAAATATAATAAAATTATTACTTTATAGCCAAAAAGTGAATA